TTCTGCAAATCAAAACATATGAAGAGTATGAACCTCAGAGAGAAAAATTCCGAAGTCTTGTCAGGGACAAAGAAGTATTGGCGCATTTAGATAAGCTGTATGGAAAAGGATATGTTGGTGGAGATATTGAACATGGTCTTATAGAAGAGGTTTACAAAACTCCACCGGGCCAAGGAAAGCAGCGTATTGGAAGATGAGGAGATGATCAGATGGATAATTTCAAGGTTATTTATAAGATATTGAAGCTTTTGGAAGCAGCTATGGATTATGATGAATTTGACAGAAGCCAGCTCATTCCAGAGTATTTTGGAATATCTGAAAATCGTTTAGATGCGCTTCTTGTTATGCTTCAGAATGAAGGATATATTCACGGTGTTCTGCATGCAAAAGGACTTAGGGGAGTGAAATTAGATCCAAGTATGGGTATTACGTTAAAGGGCTTGGAATATCTCGAAGAAAATTCAGCAATGAAGAAAGCGGCAGCATTAATAAAAGGAATAAAGGATACGATACCAGGGCTTTAAGGACGCTGGTATTTTTGTACCCATTTTTAGGAAAGAGAGGATAAGAAGATGAAGAAAGCAATGCTTAGTCAGCCAATGGCCGGGAAAACAGATGAGGAGATTATTGCAACCAGGGAACAGGCAATCAAGGCACTGGAAGCCAAAGGCTACGAAATTGTGAATACGTTATTTACTGATGAATGGTACAGCAATGAAAAGATGAAAGAACGTGGAGTGGTACAGATTCCCCTTTGCTTTCTTGCTAAAAGTCTGGAAAATATGTCTCTTTGTCATGCAGCTTATTTCTGTAAGGGTTGGGAAAATGCCAGAGGGTGCAGGATTGAGCATGATGCAGCGGTAGCCTATGGGTTAGATGTGATCTATGAAGCATAATTGCGACATCGCAAATGAAAGAAGGTGATCTTATGGGGCTTATATCGTGGATCAGGCAGAGATTCTTCAGAAAAAAGAACTGCTGCCACCACTACCGCAAGCATTGGAGCCGGGCTTACGGTTCTTATGGCGGTTATGTAAGACGGTGTACCAAATGCAATAAGATCGAGCAGTAAGGCACGCAGGCAAGCCCTGGGTGTTATTTTTATGCCCTGCCATAAGGCATAAAACTGGGCGCTACTCTGCCGGGAGTATAACCGGACGATCCCAATACCCGGAGAGCGGGAATAAAAATCTATGGAGGTAAACGTAATGGAATGGTTAAAAACAATTTTAGAGAAGGCAGTAATCACAGACGGTAAATTGGATGTTGAAGCAACCATGAAGACAATCAATGCTGAATTCCCGAAGCATGCAGTACCAAAGCAGGACTACAATGACAAGGTGAAAGAGCTGAGTACGGCCAATGATACGATCAAGGACCTGAAGAAAAACAATGCAGATAACGCAGATCTGCAGCAGAAGGTCAAAGCTTATGAAACTGAGGTGGCAGGTCTTAAAACTGCTGCAGAGAATACCAGGAAGGAATATGCCTTAAAAGACAAGCTGAAAGAGGCTGGTGCTACAGATGCAGATTACATCATCTACAAGCATGGCGGTCTGGATAAGTTTGTCTTTGACAAAGACGGGGCTCCCGTTGGTCTGGACGATGTATTAAAGCCTATGAGAGAAGCTTCCCCGCATCTTTTTAAGAGTGCTGGAGGAGCAGGCGGATATAATCCGGCCGGTGGTGGTAATCCTCCTGGAAACAATCCATTCGCAAAAGAAACTTATAACCTGACGGAGCAGGGACGCCTGTTCAAGCAGAACCCGGAGCAGGCCAGACAGCTGGCAGCTGCAGCCGGAGTAAAGATCTAAGAAAGAGAGGAATTTTAAATGGCAGGAACAACTTTACAGGACGTAATCGTCCCGGAACTTTTTAACCCATATGTGATCAATCGCACAATGGAGTTATCCGCACTTGTACAGAGCGGAATTATCGTAAACAATACTGAATTTGATGCCCTGGCTTCCCAGGCTTCTCCAATGGTCAATATGCCATTCTTTGAAGACCTGACCGGAGAGTCTGAGCAGGTCATTGAGGGAACAGATCTTAATGACAACAAGATCACATCCAATAAGGACGTAGCAGTGATCCTTCGTCGTGCTAAGATGTGGTCTGCAACCGATCTGTCTGCAGCACTGGCAGGAACCGATCCGATGATGGCAATCGCATCTCTGGTTGCCAGATTTTGGGAACGCGATATGCAGAAAGAACTGATTGCTATCCTTAAAGGTGTGTTTGGCACTGTGCCGGCAGGAAGCAGCGGTGATCCGGCAGCGGAGACAAGACTGGAGACCAATATTCTGGATATTTCTGGATTAAGTGGCACAAAAGCTAATTGGTCTGGTTCCGCATTCATTGATGCAGAGCAGAAATTGGGAGATGCGAAAGCACAGTTAACTGGTGTTTGTATGCACTCTGCAACAGAGGCATATCTGAAAAAACAGAACCTGATTGAAACGGTACAGCCGTCTAATGATGTTGCATTCGGTCTTTATCAGGGCAAGCGCGTTATCGTAGATGATGGCTGTCCGGTAGCAGATGGTGTTTACACTACCTACCTTTTTGGTAACGGTGCCGTGGCTCTCGGCAATGGTAATCCGGCTGGTTTCGTACCAACTGAGACGGATCGCGCAAAGCGTAAGGGTTCCGGTGTTGATTATCTGATCAACCGTAAGACCATGATCCTTCATCCAAGAGGCATTGCATGGCAGAATGCTGAGGTAGCAAAGATTGAGGGACCGTCCAGAACTGAAGTGGCAATCCCAAAGAACTGGAAGCCAGTTTATGAGCCAAAGCAGATCCGTATCGTGGCATTCAAACACAAGCTGGAATAGGAGAAGCCATGACAAAATCGGAGATGTTGATTGCGGTAAAAAACAATCTGAAGGATGACACGCGGGATCTTGACATCTCCGATGTCATCCTCAGTATCTGTGATTATTGTAACTTGGATCCAGATTGCCTTCCAGAATTACTGGAACCGGTTATCCGGAAAAAAGTCAAAGGGATCATTGATTATGAAGCGGTCAAAGGAACGGGATACCAGCAGGATATATCCGCTATCAAAGAAGGCGAAGGAAGTATCACCTATGCTACAGGTGGCAGCAATGCCCGGGACGGTATTTATGGCTTGTCTGATGCAGACAAAAGCAGTCTGCGCCAGTTTAGGAGGTTGAGAGGTTATGATTAATCCATATGCAGTAATGTATGATGCGGTCATGGATGTTTACCGATGGGAAGAAGCGAAAGTCAATGGTTTTACAGAGCATCAGAAAACGCTGATAGCTTCTTCACGGCCCTGCAGATACAGTTCTTCCAGACAGGTACAGACAGGAGTTCCTAATCCTTCTATTATCAATAGTCATACTTTATTTTGTGGTCTGGAAGAGAATGTGCAGGAAGGTGACTGTCTGGAGATAACGCTTAGGACTAGAAAGAAGGTACAGGTCCGTCTGGGAGAGTGTCATCCGTATTCTTTCCAGTGGCAGTGTGAGATAAAGAGAGATGATAATGCATGAGCAGTAATTACCAGGTAAATAAAGAGGCAGTGGAACAGTTCAGAAAAGAATTGAAAGCAATGCTTTCTGACGTAGGCAAGTTGGACAAGCAGATATTGAACCAGGCTGTCAATGAGGGTACTGCTTATGCAAAAAGGCATACTCCTGTTGGCAAGCATCCAAATCCGATTACCTTTGTAGTCAGAAATGGTCCCAAAGCAGGGACGAAAGTCAGTTTTACAGTCAGCGATCCTGGTGTTGGCGGTTTCTTAAGAAAAAGCTGGAGCAAACTTCCGGCAAAACGAACTGGGACAGGAATAGAGGTGGAACTGGTCAACCGTGCTGAGTATGCCAGCTTTTGGAATGACGGACACCGGATCGTGACTAAAAGAGGCGGTCCAACGAAGGGCTTTGTAAAAGGCGCTTATGTATTGGAACGGGCAGAAGAATATGTCTGGAAGCGTTTAAAAGTCCTTTTTGAAAAGAAGATAAAGGAGATACAGGAAAAATATGATCAGTAGGTTATATGAAAATATATCGGCAGGTCTG